AAACTAAATTCTAACAATGGTCTACCAAATCCTTCACCATGTGTAAAAGATAAACTTGCTTTTACTTTTGGGTGATTATATAAAGCCCACATATCATCAGGTGTTAAATCTCCATGAATCAAATAAACTGATACATCACTATTAACTTTTGATGCAACATCATTTACTTTTCGTAAAATCTCTTCTCTATCTCTTATACTAAAATTAGCTGATGATGTTTTTAAGATGAGTGCGGGTTTTTTTCCTTTTGCTCTACTAAATGCAGATAAAAATGTTTGTATCATTCCACCAACATCTTTTCTATCATGATAAAGATTCCCTTGCAACCAATGCCCTACAAATAAGAATGCGAAATCTTCTTTAATATCGTCTAATTTTTTTAAACTAGATACATTTTTATAATCAGTTCCTTCAAACAACACCTCAACTGGCTTACTTACCTTATGTTCTGTAACTATTTGTTGAGTGTCTTTATTTTTTTCTGTCCACGCAGTTCCTGTTATTCCAAATTTTGAATGCTGTGATGTTGTAATAATCAAATCCATTCGGTTACAACCTTCTACCCAATCTTTTGGAATTATTGTAGTTTCAATACCAGCAGTTACACCAATATTAATTTTACCGATCGTTTGAAATTCATTAGGTACAGTAAGCTGTACATAGATATCCGGTTGTATATTGATTTCTGTTACTAGATTATTTAAAACCCAATTATCAAATTCATTGTTAGGGTTTAATTGATCCATTGGAGTAGAACCCCATCTGGTTGAAACAATTTTGATATCATAATAATTTAAATCCCTAAAAGATTTAAGGAGGTCTCTCGCATGATCTCCATAACCACTCCTAGTTGCTACCGGCGCTTGATATAATAAAAATGGTTTATTCATAATTAATTTTTAACAAATACACCCCCAATAGTTTTACCAGTTCTATCTTTAATTTCATTCCAGGCTGCTTCCAAACATTCAGCCGGCTCTAATCCTAATTGCTTAGCCAAAATGATAAGTGTAACGAATGAATCACCTATGCCATCTTTAACCTCATCGGTTTTTGATTTCAATAAAGCACCTGCGGTTTCACCCACTTCTTCCAAAACTTTTAATAATTGTTTAGGTGCGTTTTCTTTTTTTAGGATATCTTTATCAGCTGCCCAACCTACTATATTTTCAATTAACTTATCAAATGATGCGGTTGTTTCAAATAATTCTAATTGTTTTCCCATTCGTAACTTATTTTATTTTATATAATTCAAATCTTTCTTTTGGTTTCCAATTTTCAAAAGCTCTTTCCATTCCTTTTACCATCTCATCTGCCATTCTTTGAGAGTAAAATCCATTTTCTGAAAGGAAGTGTTCTCTACCTTTTAATCCCATTTCTTTTCTTTTTTCTTTTGGAATATCATACCAATATTTCATAGCATCTGCTAATTCATATACATCAACTTTATCATCTATGATATAAGGAGTAGGAACTGAACCATTCATATTTTGTGCTCTTGCCCATAATGGTTTAACCCATTCTCCATGCTCTACTTTACCTTCCCATTTTCTCCAATCATGTAATGAACCAATTTCAACATAATCTTCAGCAGTAAGATATTTTCCATCTTTCTTAAATCCACATTGGTCTTGCAATCCACCGGTTACCAAAACAATAGAAGGAACTCCCGCCATTATACCTTCACAAGTTGTCAATCCAAATCCTTCATTACCCGCGATGTTTACTGAAATATCGGATAGGTTAAGTAATTGATTTATTTGTTCCGTTGATAATCTATTTGTTGAGAATTTTATTTCAGTATCCGGTGCCAATCTTTTTGCAACTGCAATCAAATCAGTACCATTTTCATCAACTGGTTGAGTATGCATTAAAAGTAGAACTTTTTTTCTTTTTTCTTCAGGTAATAAATCAACGAACATTTTATAAGCCCAAATAACATCGGATGGTTGCTTTCTTCTAATATTTCGATTAGACCAATATATTACAAATTCATAATTATTTCCGGCAAATAACTTTTGTTTAAGTTCTGAATTTTCTACTTCTAAAGGTTTAAATAATTTTGAAACACCATGTGGTACATATGATACTTGCCAATCTTCTAATGGTTTCCAAGTTTTACCATTTTCTAATTTACCAATTCGTTTTACAATACCATAAGTTTGTTTAGAAATACAACCTAACCAATCACAACTCTCATAATAATCCCTATTATAATGCGGGTCTGGAAGGTCGTCCCAAATGTGGTAGAAGAATAATGGACAAGTTTGTCTAATTTCATGCTCCATATCATATAACCAAATCCAATATCTCGGATCTGTAAAGTGTAGTATTGCATCTATTTTATGCTTGGATAATAACTCTTTTATTAATTCTGGACTTCCATATCCATTGTTTGGGTAAAGTATTACACTAGCATCTTCAACACCGGTGTTTGCTTTTGCATCATCTGAAACATCAATTATTTTTCCATAATCAGGATGTTGGACGGCTGCTGCTACTTGTATCCAATTATATTTGTGAACCGAACCTAAAACTATTTCTTTTGACATGGTGGCTATACCACTATGCATTCTTAAATCATCCGATAAGAGAAGGATTGTTTTTTTGTTGTTACCCATAAATTAAAACTGTGAGCCGGAAATTTGTAATTCGGCAAATGAATCAATTTTATCTTTAAATTTCGGGTCTTCAACATAGAGTGTAAGAGAACGATTTACTAATTTTTGTAAACTCATTTTATCATCTAAGGTGACCCTTTTAAATTGTGAGTAAAGATTACTTAAAATCTTTACACTTGTTAGTTTAACATCCATATCATTTTCTATTTGTATATATAAATATATATATATTTATTTTTTCGAAAACGATGATTATTTCCAAAAAATTTGTATTCCTAAAATAATAATACAAAAAATTAAACTAGTAATAGTTTTAGGTGTAATTGGTTCTTTTAAATAAAACCAAGTCATAAAAGTAAATACCAAAATTGAAATACAAAACCCTATAATTCGGTTTGGCCAAGTTAATCCATCAAAATATTCTATTAAAATCTTTGTGCTCCAAATAACAGTATAACCAAATGGAATACCAATCAAAACCATCAAAAATGGTTGTCTATCAATCCATTTTGAAAATAAATGACCTTGTAATTGATAAAATGAAACTACCTGAGATAAAATAAGAAATGTTATTGCTATTATTACTTTCATAAATTAATTCCACGCGTAACAAACTTTTCTTTCTTTAAATTCACACCAGTCACATTGTTTACCTTTGTTAGTGGGATAATCAATTTCTCTATATTTTCCCTCTTTATCAAATACACTTTCTACAAAATCCATAAACCCTTTATATGCTTTATTAATAGATGGTTTTCCACTCGCAGGAATATGTTTTGAAATACGAGGAATAGGAAAATCAGCATCTTCCTTAATCTTTCTTTTAAGGATATGAAATTCTACATTGATTTTATCTTCATCTATTTTATACTTTTCAGCATAGAATTTTTTATATAATAAAATTTGTGCATTCTTAACCGGGTCTGATTTTTGGTATTTACTCCAACCAGTAGTTGATGTTTTAAAATCTATGATTGTGATTTTCTTTGTAGCAATTTCTTTGATGATAATATCTACAAATCCTATGAAGTGAACATTATCTTTAATAGGTATATTAAGTGGTAATTCTATCGCCACTAATTCATATCCCTTTTTAGAAAAAAATAATACTAATTTATTTTTAAAGTACTGTAATATCTTTTTACCATCTCCAAAGAATTCTTCTAATTCTTTTTTAGTGCAAGGAAATTCATTTTCTCCTAACTTTTCTTTTTCTTTATTAAAGTTTTCAACTAATCTATCTTTTAACAAAATATCCAAATCCATCGCCATTGCAGAAGATTTAGTAGCATTATACATTACATCTAAAAACTTTTGTAAGGTTTCATGCATTGCAGTTCCAAATATCAAATTAATATTAGCATTTGATATCGATAACCCATCTATATAAGATAACTTATATTGTTGAGGGCAAGATGTCCACATTGAGTATTGGGAAAATGATACTCTTGCCATTATTTCTTTTTGGTTTTAGGTTTTGTAGATTTTTTTGATTTTTCTTTTTCAACTTCTCCATACTTTGATTTAAGATAATCAAAATACTCTTTACCTTCTTTTATGTTAGTAAGAATATTGTAATAATCAATCGCAGTATTTTGTGAACAACTGTATTCTACTTTTAAAAGTTGAACTAACTTTTCATCAGCGGTTTCCTCACCTTTACCTTTAATATAACGAAGATATTGTTTCCCTTTTGGTAAAACTCCTATCATAAAAAGATAATAAAGTTTAGGCTCCATCGTTTGTGTTAAGGATTGAAACTGCGAAATGGTTGAAACGAAATCATAATTCATAGAAAGAAATCGATGAATCATATAGTTGCTCCATGTCTTCAAATCCTCTTCCGATAGTTTATCGAAATAGTTAGGATCTTGGTCTCTTGTTATAGCATTAAGATGGTCAAAAAGGGTTTTAGCCATTATCTAGCAATATAATTGTTATAAAATTGCAATTTAAATTGGGAATATCCTATTCTACAATTGTTCTGCCAATCTTCCAACCCACCATCATCACTTACCCATTTGTAAGAAATAATAGGAATTTTGAATTCTTTACATACCCTTGTGACTGAATATAATTCCATCTCAAATATACTACATTTATTTAACAATTCCAACTTTTGAGGGGAGAAATTTTTAACCTTTTCTCTTGTAATAAAGGTTTCAGTCGTAAAGCAGCTAACTCCTTCATTTTCAATCTCTAAATAATCACCATCGGTATCAAATGGGGTTACCGAATACGGAACTAATGGTTCTGCATCCATATCTCCATTATAAACAT